ATCTTCGATTCGGTCGTAAGTGAGGTATGCGTTCATGGTTGCCTCAGTAATGAATTTTCGCGCAGGGGATCAGGTCATCTTTCAGAGCGGTAAGCACTTCGATAGCCTGTTCGCGGGTTAAGCTGGCGTGGCTGGTGAGCGCGTTAACGATGTTGGTGCCGACCGTTTTGCGGTGCTTCACGTCGGCTTCACGTTTTGCCTGCTCATCGGCGATTCGCTTCTCTTCTGCCAGGCGTTTCTCTTCTGCCTGTTTTGCTTTTAGGCGTTCAGCTTCAACCGCCATGGCCTTTTCACGTTCAGCCCGGGCTTCTGCTTCCTGCTTCTCGCGAGCTGCACGCTGTTCCGCTTCGACGCGCTGGCGCTCCGCCAGTTCAGCGCGGGCTTTCTCTTCGGCTTCACGGCGCGCTGCGGCTTCAATCTCCGCTTTGTGCTTCGCTTCGGCATCGCGGCGGGCTTGTTCTGCCGCTTCCTGTTTCAGCCGCTCATCACGTTCACGCTGAGCCTGTTCCGCCAGGCGGCGCTGCTCTTCGCGGTCACGATCGAAATCCTTATTCATCAGTAGAGCCATTTCGTGGTCTGCTTCGAACTTGGCAGCCAGCTCCTGATCGAACTTGATGTTCATTTCCAGCGCTTCGGCGTGCAGAGCGTTCATGGCTTCTTCAGCCTTAATGCGTTCCTGCTCGGCCTCCCATTCGGTGAGTGGTCGGCGGGTTGCATCGCGCAGCTCGTCGCAGACATCAACGAATCGCTTAATTTCGGCCTCAGCCGGACGCACAGCCTCTTTCAGGCGCTTCAGGTACTCACGGCCCGGCTTTTCGATTGCCGTCTTGCTGCGGGACACCTGCGCCGCCAGAGAGGCGACACGGTCACGGCCTTTCTTCGTGGACAGGTCCGGCACTTCGTTTACCGCCTGGCGGATTTGCTCGAGGTAAGCGTCAAGGCCGCCCGCTACGTAAAGCGCTGGCGCCTGTTCCGGCTTGATTTCGATGACAGTTAAGTCCGTTACTTCGCTCATGGTTTCTCCTGAAATTTGGATGTGCAGATGCTGCCCGCGTAATGCCAGGCCGATCGGTTGAATAGGGTGGTTACTGCTGCGCGATGGATTTCGCCGGGAACTCGCCGTTGCGGAGGATGCTTTCTACCGGCCAGCACTCAGCTGACACTTTCTGCTCTGTAGCTGCCTGGCTGCATTCCTGTGGGCTGTCGTAAACGCCGAGAATGACATCCTGATAGTCACCGTTGGTCATTGCCACGGTCAGGACGAGTGCGAATAAAGTTTCCATCAGTGAAGAGTCCTCCCGATGGCGACGGCGTAAAGGCGCTTTGCTTCTTCCCACGCCGGAGCATTGCGATGGAGTACCGCGAACGACGCGAGCCGTTGGGCCTCTCTGATCTGCTGCTGGTTTACCATGATTTCCTCTTGGCCTTATCGCGGCGAACGGAACGGTTAATACAAGACTTCTGCGCTTGTGCGGCAAAACAAAAAAAGTGGCGGTGGATGGCCGCCGGTTGTCATAACTAAGCCGCCTCGGTGAAGCGACTGAGGTATGAAAAAAGCCGCTGGTTAGGCGGCTTACTTTTGTTTGGACTTGTGTTTTCCAGCCCACTGCTTAGCGATATAAAGGCAGTCGTCGAATATCCTCCCCTTACGACTTGCCTGAGAGCAGCGACGGTAATGATCCACAGCCATGTCCGCGCCGGTCATCGCGGCGTTCTCGTCGTAACCCAGCCTTATCAGCTCGGAAGTGATATTTTTGTGAATGAACTCCTGCGGGCTCATACCGGTAGCCCTTCGGAGAATTCACCAAGATCTGGGATGCTGAACTGCGTTAACTGAAGCGCGAGGAGAGTCGCTTCCTTAACGCGTTTTTTGTCTTTCTTACGCTGGGCGAGCAAGCCGCTGCCTTTTTGTCCGCGATGTTTGAAAGACAACTCGTCGAATGAAGCGATCTGATCGTGAATCTGCTGACCGGTAAGTTTGGCAAGTCCTGAGACATTCAATGGGGCAATCTGAATGCCAGATTCTTTTTCTACCAGGTCGAGCATCCAGATACGCAGGTCTTTGGCGACCTTGGTACGGGAGACCATGCCGATAAGGTGCGCACCTCTGGGAGAGAAAATACGCATCTCAACTTCACGTAAGCTATTGTTTATTCCATCCTTCCTCACTTTGGTCACGGTAGTCATACTATCCGTGAACTCATCTTTGTGGCGGTTGTAGATGTTGGAAACCTTATTGGCGTTTGCATATCCAAGAAGGTCGGCCAGCGCGTCTGTCGTGAACCAGATTTTCCCGTCACCGTTATCAAATGGCACGACAGTGCGATCCTGAAACGTTAACTCGCTTCCCATATTCACCTCTCTTTGTTTACCGTCAGCCCCTCGCAAAGAGCTGCTGGTAAAGATTCCCCGATGTTCGGGAACTGAGCAGCAAACCATCCCGTAGCGGCGTCCTCTTCGTGTGCTATACCCGCCACGCGTTACACACCTGCCTCAATCCCATTGGGCGCCATTTCAATTTGCCAGGAGCGCTCCGGGTGATTTGCTGCTTGACTGAATTCTTAATGAGCAGGCGACTTGCTGTCCGCCGCTGGCTAACTTCGCTCAGCTGTCGATGTTTCGTTTCGATGGATTGATAATAGCGATGAGTATTGTTTATAGCAATACGTATTGATATTGATTAATAGCTATTGCTATTAATGCGTTGATAGCTAAAGGAATTTATTTTTAAATTTTTTCGAGTGATTTAGATGGTGGTCATGCTTTGCGGCGTTGGGTATTGATGAGTGAGCTTGGAATAGGCAATAAAAAACCCAGCGTCAGGGCTGGGTTTGGTGTGGTGTGGTGTGGTGTGACACGGACAGTGTTAGCCGTGTTTTCTGTACGTTTGCGGCATGCTACCAATCACCTTACCGAACACGAGAATTCTATTCATCTCTTCTTTCTCAATCGGCTCCCACGGGCGATAGGTCTGGTTGTCGGAAATTACCAGCAGCTTGTCTTTCATCTTCTGCAGGCGCTTCACGTGGGATGTATCGTCGTATATGAAGGCGTAGATCCCATCACCATCAAAGTGCTGAACGCTTATATCAACGAATAATAAGTCGCCTGGCTCAATGGTCCCGGACATGCTGTCACCGCGAACATTGATGATTCTGATCTGCTCAGCCTTCCTGCCATTGAACATCCGGCGAGCGTCTTCGACTGAATATTCCACGGATCGTAGCACCTCTACAAACTCGCTGTTGATGGCTCCAGGCCCTGCGCTTACGTAAAAGTCTAGCGCTTCAATGCGGAATGTGTCAGTAGGTCCAGGCTCGGTTTTTGGGTGCGAAATTGCGGGCATTTGACCATCGTCACGCATCGGACCAACTCCGGTTGAAAGCCACTCAGAGCGAACGCCAAGCGCATTGGCGATCTCAACAATTTTAGTTGAGCCTCGTGCATTGCCACTGGTCAGCCTCCAGATGGTGGGCTGAGCAACGCCTGACGCCTTAGCCAAAGCGCCCTGAGACATGCCAGATAGTTCCATTGCCTGATTCAGGCGTTCTGCAAGAGTTTCTTTTTTCATGAGTTTAAATTTATACGCTTGCGTATTGATGGTCAAAACACGTTTAGCTATTGCCTAAGTCAATACGCATTGCTATTATCAATTCACACCAATACTCATAGGAATTGGAAGATGACGAATAAAACCATCCAGCGCGCCATTGATATCGCTGGTAGCCAGAAGAAATTAGCCGACCTTTGCGGTGTGGCACAGCCGACGGTATGGCGCTGGTTGCACGGTGGCGGCATTGATGCCCGCTACGTAATGAAGATTGTCACTGCAACCAACGGCAAGCTCAAACCAGCAGATATCCGTCCAGATCTCGCCCAACTGCTTGGGGCGAATAACACAGCCGCTTAACGGCGGCCTTAACAACGAAAGGGAAAGCAATGCATTCACTTACGTATCAACACAATACCGGAATACACCCGGGAGCGATGATAAACCGCGCTCAACCTAAGGCGGCGCCAGACCACGAAAAGATCCGCGATGCGGTCCGCGCATGGTCGTCGGCGCTGGACAATCAGGACGTCGTTTCGGCGTTGATCATCAACGAATACCGGGAGCAGGGCGGGACCGTTATCAGCTTCCCGGAAGACATCAGCCGGGCGCGCCAGAAGCTGTTTCGCTTCCTGGATAACCGTTTCGACTCCGAGCAGTACCGCGAGAACGTGCGCCAGCTGACGCCAGCAATCATGGCGGTCCTGCCGGTTGAATATCGCACTCGCCTGATCGGTGCAGATTGCAAAATGTCTCGCCTGGCTGAAGCCGAGAAAGAGCTCGCGGAGGCTAAGCAGGCAGTGCTGCTGGACGCTCCAGAGCATCAAAAGCTGAAAGAGGTAAGCGAGGGTATAGCGTCGCTGTTCCGCCTCATGCCGGAGCAGGTAGGGCCTCTGATGACGATGGTTACATCGATGCTGGGGGTTATGTGAGAACTACAGAAATGGCGAAAGCCGCGGTGCTCGAACACCAACGGCTTTCTGGTGCAACAAACGCTAGTCAATTGCGAGGTCATTATGACAAACGCTAATCCAAAACGCCAGGCGCAGGAGGTTTAACTGTGTCGAACGTCGCTTACGCTAATTTCGCGGCACACTCAGCCGCAAGGAGCAACAGGATGGAGAACCAGAAGTCTGGTTACGTCCCGTTGTACCGGAGCATCAAGAAGAAGTCCTGGGCTAAAGATGTGTTCCTGCGCGCACTGTGGGAAAACCTGCTCATTGACGCGGCCAGACAGCCTTATACGGCATTCTTCAAGGGCAAACAATGGCCTCTGCAACCCGGTCAACTGGTCGTCACTGCTGCGGATCTTGGCCTTCAGTTGTGTGACCGTCAGGGCAATCCGACAAGCCGCGATGCAGTGGAGAGAATGCTGTCTGTTTTCGTCCGCGAAGGGATGATTTCCATTGAAGGAGAGAAGCGAAAAGGCAGAGTGATCACCATCACGAATTACGTCGAATATGCTCAAAAAATGGACGATTTACCCGCACATAAAGCCGCACATACAGGCGCACATGACGAAGTCAGTAATGGCGCGGGTTCAGATGGGTATGCCGCACATAAGGCCGCACAATTCCCCGCACATCATGAACAAGAAGGTAATAACAAGAATATAAATAACTCTACGTCCGAGAATTCTGACGAATCCTCTGACAAGCCAGGAAAGAAACCTCCTGTCATGAAACCTGAAGCGGCAATTCAGAGCGGCACAAAGTGGGGTAACTCAGAAGACCTTCGCTGTGCAGAGTGGCTCTTCGATGTCGTGCAAAGCATCTCTTCGTCTGCCAGAAGACCTAACTATGCGGCATGGGCCAATGATATTCGCCTGATGCGGGAGCGTGACCAGAGAACTCACAAGCAGATCGCCACGTTGTTCAAGTGGGCCTGTGAGGACAGCTTCTGGAAGGGGAATGTGCTTTGCCCATCGACACTGCGTGAGAAGTGGACGCAGCTCGATATCAAGCGCACGAAACAAATCACTGGTGAAACTGTGTCGACAGGCAAAAAGCCAGAGCTCGACTTCAACAACACTGACTGGGCCTATGAGGTGATGCGATGAAATCTCTTGCAGAGCAGATGCACAACCACGACCGCGAGCAGATGAGCCGCATGGCCCATAACCTGCCAGAGCAGTACCAGGAGCGTGCGCCGGTCGAGCAGGTGGCTCAGGTATTCAACAAGCTGTTCAACGAGCTGCGCGCCGCGTTCCCGGCCAGCATGGCAAATTTCCGCACTCAGGACGTCCTGAACGAATTCCGCCGTCAGTGGCTGCTGGCGTTTCAGGAGAACGGGATCCACTCAATGGCCCAGGTTGATGCAGGTATGCGCATTGCCCGCCGCCAGGAACGACCATTCCTGCCGTCGCCGGGCCAGTTCGTCGCCTGGTGCAAACAGAGCGGCGGGGCGCTGGGTATCACCGTCGACCAGGTGATCGCCGAATACTGGGACTGGCGTAACCGCTCGTTCGAATTCACCTCCAGTGAGCAATTCCCCTGGTCGCAGCCGGTCATGTACCACATCTGCGTTGAGCTGCGCCACCGCAGCACAGAGCGCCAGTTAACGCATGGTGAGCTGGCACGCGAGGCGGGCGATCTGCTGGATATGTGGGAGAGGCGCGTCACCGAGGGCAAGCCAGTGCCGCCGGTACGCCGGGCAATTGCAGCACCGGCATCCGAGCACGGGCCGACTCCTATCCAGTTGCTTCAGGCCAAGTACAACCGCAACAAATCTAACGGGATGGTGTGAGATGAAAGGCAAACAGGCAATTCTGCGTTATCTCGAAACGCACCGGACCTTCACCGCGAAGGATGTGGCCACAGAGTGTGGCATGACCATCAACTGCATCACGAAGAACGCCATCGATCTGGAGCGGGCCCGCAAGATTGTGCGTGTGAGCAAGGTCTGGCGAACGGTGACATATCGTCTGGCTACGCCGGAAGAGCAGGCCGGTACCGCTCGCAACTGCTCAAACGGAATATTTCAGGAGTGCCGGAACAGTCCGGCGATGAAGCGGGTATTAATGGTTTGGGGGAGGGTAGGGGTATGAGCATCAAGCGTTATGAAGTTAATGGTCCATCTTCAGTATTTGAAGATGAAAACGGCAGTCTTGTGGATTACAAAGACTTTGCAGCACTCGAGCAGCACCTCATCGAGTCAGAGCGCTACGGCCGCCAGACTGATATCACAATCGATAATCTGGAGCTGAAGCTGGCGCAGATGGCTGCGGAGAATGCGGGGCTGAGGGCAGCCTTGCGCCCATCAGACATCCCGTGTGAGTGGACGGATGCATTTGGCGACACTGCAGTAATTGAGCATGACGCGACAGGAGACAATCAAGGGCATTCAGTCTCATGGTCGTGGGTTGGTAATCAGGAAGAGGTTATCAAATCAGTCCTGCTTGCGGTCGATAACGGCATCGAAACCCCAGCCACTGATGCCTTTCTGGATGAAGTGCGGGCAGGCGCGGTAGATGAAGTTTGCCTGAAAATTAGCAACGCAATTGTTAATTGCTATCAGGACGAACAAGTTCGCAAAGGAGTGCAGTCATGAGCAAGTTAACAATGAAGATTGGCGTGCTTAATCCGCGCTACGTGACTTTTGCGGCATTTCTTCGCCAGGGGCGTGTTGATGTGCTGGCAAAGCAGCTTGCTGAACGTCTTGAAATTGAAGCCAATAGCCAGAGTGAAGCCATTGATTTCGTGAAGCAGGTTCTTATCGATATCGCCGCTGACGACATGGGGATGAAAAATATCGACGAGCCAAGGGAAAGTTGGCGTTCACAGTTCGATTTAAAAGGAGACGCCCGATGAGCAACATCGACAAACGCGCGACAGAGCTGCTGATTGAAAACGGCGAACTTGTTGCTGACACGCTGAGGCATTTGGCTGATAACGAAATCGACTCCGACTACTTTGCTATTTGCCACACCAACGAAAACGGCACTGAAATTGAATGCGAGCTGGCGATTACCGATTACGCGCGCCAAGCAGCTGGAACCGTTGATGAGCTGGTAAATGCGCTGGAAGCCGCAGAGAAGCGGATTGCTGAGGTTGAATCACAGCGGCGAATGGCTTTCATGGCCTGTAATCGGTGGGCAGATAAGTTCAGAGAGGCAGAGAAGCGGGTTGCTGAGCTGGAGGTTCTCGCTACCTCGAAGCGACCATACCAGATGGAAGGAGGTAAATGGGGGTGCTCCGTGTGCCATAAGCGCCATCACGAGAACGCTGTTGACGCTGCATTATGCTGTGCCGCAGCCGGTAAAGGAGAGGCATCTTGAACACAATGACCAAACAATGGCTGCAGCAGAAAATTGCCGACATGGAAGCTCGCCGTGACGACCCATGGCTCGGGCTGGATGAAGACGACAGCAATAATCTGGAGGCTCTACGTATCGCGCTGGCATCGCTCGAAGCGGAGGCTGTAGCGCAGGTTCTCTCAAGTCGAGCGGGTAACGATACATCAACGATTGATAAAGCGCTGCCAGAAGGAACCTCGCTCTTCACCTCCCAGCCAGCGCCGGTAGCTGCGCCAGATGAAATCTACGCAGAGCTTTATCAATTGCGCGAAGAAGTAAAAGGCCCAGATGGATTCAATACCTGGCGCGATGCTGCGACTGCCGAAAAGGTATTGCGCTTAAGCATGGAGCGTGACGCTTTGCGCTATCGTTTCCTGCGAGACAAGGATGCTTTCGGGGATGAAAACGAACCTGGGCTGGCTAGTTGGGATGACATGGCAGAGATGGAATATAACGAGTTTGATGCTGCCGTGGATGCGAGAATGAACGACGCAGACATGCCGCGATACAGCTTCACGCAAGGGAAGATGGTAGAGAATGATGTAGCTGCATCAGAAAAGAAAGCCCCAAATGAAAGGTATAAACAAATTTCAGACATCGACTATCTGGGTGCCATGAGCGCTTTTCATTCAGATGAGTGGCATAAAATGGGGCCTATTACGGCGTATATGCACGGATTTAACGCCCGCCGCGCCGCCATGCTTCAGGGTGCCGAACCTGTAACGACGGCTTACAAGTTGCGCGACGCAGTGGAAACCATTCGCAACTCTGGCATTGAAATCAACGCTGAGAAAATATTTGCAGAGCGTGATGCTCTCAACGCCCCAGACTGCTGGTGTCGAACCTGCCGCCCTATAACCCTTACTGACATGCGCTTTGTCGTCTGCCCTGATTGTGGCAACAAACGCTGCCCGCACGCCAATGACCATCGGAATGCATGCACCGGAAGCAATGAGCCAGGTCAGGAAGGTAGCGCGTATCCAGCAGCACCGAAGCAGGAGGTGAAGCCGTGAGCAATCACATCATCAAATATGACTATCGTGACGGCGTAAAACTTTCGAAGCATGAAACAGAAACATGGTGCGGACATAAGCCTCAATTTTTTGACTGGTTGTTTCAGGACGCTCAGCATGCACTGTTGAGCATTGAGCAGTGCTCATTGCAGGTGCCGTGCAAGAAGTGTCTGGCTGCAATCATCAAAACGGCGCAGGAAGTGAAGTGATGCCTAACCCATTCGACGCATAACAAACAGGCCTCTTCGGAGGCCTGATTAAACAGCACGAAATGTTAATAAAGGAATGCAGTAAAAGCCCACTATTTCTACATAACCCGTTGAAAAGGAAATCAAATGACTACCATCGTAATAGCCAATGAGGTGCAAGAAGACAAGATTCACAAGATAGAGGAATTGTTACATGACGTAGCGCTACGTGACGTCAACTGGAACGGCGCGCAGTTCGAAATTGAGCGCGGAGAATTTACCTGCATTCCGGAAGATGAAAGCGCTGACGCTGTAAAATTGCTCAAAAAAATAGAGAGCATAATTCACGGATATTGACGCTCTATAATTTGATTTCCAATAATCATCCAGCCATAATCATGTCATCGGAGCCTGAACAACTCCGGTGACTTCTGCGCATTTAAGGGGACTTAAATGCGACCACAATCTGAACTCCTCACCTTGTCACAGATGCAGAAAAGCACCTGCGATTTTCTGCATTCTGCGTTACCTCTCGGAGGTGGCGTATGAAGCAGCACTACTGCATCGTCAACGATACCGTTAAAGACAACCTCATCGCGTACATTCGCACCCTGCCGGTAAACCCTCGCGCGCCGATGGTGGTCGAGGCCCGGGAAGAGACCCGCACAGACAAGCAAAACCGTCTAATGTGGCCCCTGCTGAAAGACCTGTCCGACCAAGTTGTCTGGCACGGCGAAAAGCTTACCCGCGAAGAGTGGAAGGACCTCATCACCGTTCTGGTGAATCAGACTCAGGACCAGGAGCAGAAATCCGCGCCGGGCATCAACGGCGGCCGCGTTTATTTCGGCGTCCGCACATCCAAATCCAGCAAGCGCTACATGGTCGACGTCATTGAGGCGATTTACTGGTTTGGTACCGACCGCGGCGTGAAGTTCTCTGAAGCATCCAATAGGCGCATCACCTGGGCGCAAGAATGGAGGGCTTCCCGTGGGTAGTCCTCTCGCACGCGTCATCACAAACGAAATCTTCCGCGTTCCGGCGCGCCGCCAGCGTAAGCCCGCGGTTAAGCCGTCCGAAATCCCGACCCTGAAAGACTACACCGCCAGTCTGGTGGATCAGAAATGGCTGCGTCTTGCGGCACGGAGGTCGCATGGCTAAGTTACCGCGCCGCAAGTGCGCCCATAAAGCCTGTCGCCAGTGGTTCCACCCGGTGCGCGACGGGCAGGTAGTTTGCTCATTCGAGTGCGCCAGCGCGATCGGCAAAGAGCAGACCGCAAAAGCCCGCGAAGCCGCTAAGCAGAAGGAAGCGCAGCGTCAGCGCACCGAAGAGAAGGCAGGCCGCCAGCGCCGTAAAGCGCGATTGGCAGAGCTCAGACCTAACGGTTACTACAAGGCGCAGGCTCAGCAAGCATTCAACGCCTACATCCGCGCCCGTGATGCTGGTTTGCCATGCATTAGCTGTGGCGAGACAAACCCGCCTGACCTGCATGGCGGACAGTGGGACTGCGGCCACTTCAAAACGGTCGGCGCGAACCCTGAGCTGCGCTTTGAAGAGCGCAACGCCCATAAGCAGTGTAAATCGTGTAATGCCGGAGCGGGCAAATACACCGCCAAAGAGGCGACGGTCGCGCAGCAATACGAATCTGGCCTGGTCGCTCGTTACGGGCAGGATTACGTGGACTGGCTCAACGGCCCCCACGAAATGACCAACTACCGCCGGGAAGACTTCATCCGGATCCGGGATGAGTACCGCGCCAAACTCAAAGCACTGAAACAGCGGGAGGCCGCATGAACCACGCCGACTTCCTCCGGTACCAGGCAGAAAGCGTTAAGCGCGCCAGCATGCCACCAGTAGCAAAGCACAGCAAGACCAAAACCAACCAGCCACAGAAGGAAGCCGCATGAACAGTCAGCAACTGGAATACGTACGTCAGCAGCTCATTGTGGCGACCGCAGATCTGAGCGGGGCGACGAAAGGGCAGTTGGTAGCTTTCGCAGAAAACGCGCAATTCACCGCGACGGCGCGCAGCCGGGGCCGGAAGAAAATCATCGACTCGGTCACTGGCCGAAAAGTTAACCCTGACGGTCCGGCGATGAGCGGCAGCCAGTCTCGCGCGAAGGGCTCTTCAATAGCGCTGGTGGGGCCGGTTGAGTTTGTTACCGCGTCATGGCGCCGCGCAGTGCTGTCACTGGAAGAGCACCAGAAAGCATGGCTGCTCTGGAACTACAGCGAGAATATCCGCTTCGAATACCAGGTGGCGATCACTCAGTGGGCGTGGGCAGAGTTCCGTGAGCAGCTCGGTGCGAAGAAGGTGGCCGGCAAGACGATGGAGCGCCTGAAGAAGCTGATATGGCTGGCGGCTCAGGACGTCAAAGCGGAGCTGGCGGGCCGTGAGACGTATGAATATCAGGCGTTGGCGGAGCTGGTGGGCGTAACACCAAAGAACTGGTCAGAGACGTTTACGGACCGCTGGGTTGAGATGCGTCGCATCTTCCTGCGCTTGGACAGCGGAGCTTTGTTGCAGGTTACGCGATCACGTTCACAACAAAAGGCGACTAATTTCGACAGAAGTCTTGCAAAACTGGATTGAAACGCATATATTTCATGTAAATCTGATATCGTCGCAATAGCTTTGATTGTCGACACAAAGAATTCAAGCCCGAGGTTAACGCCTTGGGCTTTTTCGTATCTGGAACTCTGGCGTAGATGGTTCGCGCGGATGCCTGAAGAGCATTAGGAGATGGTTCGATCCCATCGGGTTCCACCAAATTAGCCGGTCTAGTTCAGTGGCAGAACGGCAGCCTTGTAAGCTGCGCGTCAGAGGTTCGATTCCTTTGCCCGGCACCAGAACCCACTACCTGGGACCCTTCGGC